ATCACGGGTGTAAGCGACAAAAAACTTTTCGTCATCTTTGCCTGTGATGCGCACCATTTGTGCGTCGGTCATGTACTGCATCATTAGTTGCATGACCATGCGTGCTGTTTCTGAAATAGAAATTTCTACTATTGCAAGTTTGTCAGCAGCACGAGCATTGCCCGCATCAACAATGATGCTGGCTTCTGTTGCAGTACGACGAGTTTCGGGCATTTGCCCACGGGCATATTCAGATACGCCGCTTACAGTGTTGATATCCCCTTCGATAATGTTGGAGTGGTTGTACATTTCGGGGGCAAGAGGGACCTGCGGTAATGGTTGGACCACTCCCGCAAGGTCACGGTTCTCGTCGATAACAGGAACAAAACGTCCATCTTCGTCAGATTCCAATGCTTCACGGCCTTCAGGCCCAAACGAACGTTCGTGATACAAGTACTTTCGTGCGTAACGTTTCCTGTGGTTCACCATTTGTGAACGAGTTTTGTTTAGTTCTTCTTGAAGCGATTCGATAGCTTCAAGGTCACCCATTGGGTAGAACATGTCAGGAACGTCGTAGTTCCGCATCATTACAAACGGGTGACCAAAGTGATACGGCATTGGTGTTGGGTCAAGCAGGTAATCGTCACCGCTTTCCGCACACACCGAAATAGTGCCATCTTCAAGATCATAAAATTCGTACAACGTAACTCTTGCAGTTACTTCGTTATACATTTCACGTTCATCGTCGCCATCCCAGCGGTAACGCACACCAGAATCAGCTACAAGATCTTGACGTGTTGAACGCTTAAACCTTTTATCTTTTTTAACTTCTGCAAGTGGACGCACAATACGTTGAGCAATCCAACGAGCATCATCCATACATGTAGCTTCAGGGTCGATAAGCATATCGAACGGGCTAATGCGCTCTACGAACGCTTGATCTTCAACAACTTCCATCTTTCTAGATGGAATAGCATCCATAACATCCTGATCTGACGGTAAATCGTTTACCATTTCAGGGTTGTCGTAAGCGAACTGGTCTACTTCTAGAGTTGCTCGGTTGTATTCTTCCGCCATTTCAGCGGGAGTTAATTCTCGTTCTTCTTCAACAAACCGCCAACCGACTTTAAGCCAGCCGTGTCCGATGATAAGAAAGTCCTTAACTGCCCGCCGAAATGGTTTCCGATAGTCGTGATGTCTCCACAGATAATTTATAACTGCCTCTACAAAAACGGCTCGTGATTCGTCACCCTCTTTGTTTGCTGTGACAGTTATCTTCGGATGGTTTACCGCAACGCTCGGAGAGATCACGTTAACGGTAGAGAAAGCCATATTGACAGAAATGCGGTCATAACCCACATTTCCTTCATAACCTCCACCAGTACCACCGAATGTTTTACCTCTGTAAAGGTCAATCATTCGATGCCACTTAGCGTCGTAGCCTTCTTCGCTACGCCACCTGTAAGTGTTATCTAATCTCTCTTTAGTTTGAGAGAAACGGTCAGCTTTCGTCATCCGTGCCATTATTCAACCCAACTTTTAAGCTCGCTCGGGGGTGTGTCCAGCCGCACGAGCCTCTGCTAGCACCTTTTGTTCTCGTTCCCTCATAGTGAGATGTTGTTCCTCACGAGGCAACATTGCGCGAATTGTCTCTCCCGTAGCGATGGATATTGATTTAAGTTTCAAACGACGCTCATAAAGTTCTTTAAGTTCCTGCAAAGGAACTTGCCCACGACGTTCAAGAACGTATTGGGTGAACTCTTCAAAGGTCGCCCCATCTGGGAGGACCGCCATTTTCAGGTGCTTTGTACAGCGCCGTCAGGCTGTTTAGCTGAAGGTGCAACCGTGCCTGTAGTTCCGTGTTGGTTCATTGGTGTTTCACGAGGAGTAACACCAGCGCCCATGTCACCAGGCTGCGCTTGATCTAGGTCCCCAGTAAAACGAGGTTCTGATGGTTGCGAACCGCCTTCGGCGGGAGGTCCATTATAAAGTTGTGCATGGTTAATGCGCATTGTTTCGCCCATTCCCGATGCATTGTATTTGTTAGCCATTATCGGCCACTCCAATCATAGACATATGCCTAAAGACATATTTAAGTTGTCCCACGGATCGTGTTCAAGCCAATCGTATCGCCTACAGGCTCATGTTTGTTGGCTTTACGCATCCACCAATCAAACGTCCACATATCATCCACTTCCTGAACGTACTCAGGAACAAACGCATACTTACGCATTTGGTTAGCTAACGCCAACGCCATAACACGGTCATCATGCGGAGAACCCGACATGCCGCCACGTTCATTACGCACATAAGTACGCAATTCAGCAATAGTGTGCTGATCTTTAATAAGTAACTCATCGTTACGCAAAGCCATAGACAAATCGTCAATCATTAACGGCTTAGACGTACGTGTAGTTTTCCACCCAAATTCTTGCGACATACGATTCGTTTGACTATTCAACGATCTACGTCGAAACATGTTTGGGTAACCCAACTGACGTAACTGCGTAATCGTAGTCAACCCGTGGTTATTGGACTCCACACAACACAAAGCATTGCCGTACCAAATTCCAAGGTTATGTACCTCGTATGCCAACTCATCAGGCGGGATATGACCGTGCCACACCGCAACCTGCGTGCCTTCTCTCGCATCCAATACCTGAATACACGAATAATCACCATGACCTAAACCTTCAGCCGTGTCCACGCCAAGGACGTATCCCCCCCACCGCTCTGGTTCCTGCCACACAGTTAGCATCTAAACTCCAAGACTTTCGGCTGGATCTCGTAAAGATAGCCGTAACGACCAGCTTCCACATGCATCTGCATAGCGTCAAGAACATCCAAATCAAACACAGGATTTCCCGAACGAATAAAAGCTTCTTCGGGGGTGGTCGGGTATTCCTGAGCCAACTGCCACGGGAGCATCGAATCACGCTTTGATTCATACCAAGACTCATCTCTATCCCCCGTAGCACTCCACGGAAAAAACATAGGCGAAAACTTGTTATTCCCCGTAGTAGCACCAGTCCACAAATGATGAAAAAAGTTACCAGACCCATTCGCCGTACTTAACCCAATAATACGGCCACCCACATCAGCTACAGGTTCAATACTGGCCCATGCGTCCTCTGGTGAAGGTAAGAAAGCCCATTCGTCAACCACGACGAGGCTGGCCGATTCTCCACGAGCAGGGTCGCTCGCTGAAGGCATCGAAACGATTTGCGATCCATTGTCAAAAGCCATTCTTTGCTGGTGTTCGACCAAGGACTTAGGTCCACGATTTATCATCCAATCTGGCAAATGCTTTGCCCCATACTTTGTTTTTTTCAACAACAAAACTGACTCTCTCTCAGTACGAGAGAGGTCAATAATGTTTTGATCGGAATGAAAAAACGCCAGCCAAAACTGGTGAGCAGCAACCAGCGTTGTCCACCCAATCTGTCTAGCTTTCAGTGTAAGCGAATATCTATTTTCTGCCCACTCTTTGAGAGCCGTTTCCTGAGCTTTACGTAAAGAAAAAAGAATACGACCGTGAGCAGGGTGAGCAATGTACCAATAATTCTCAAGAAAATACTTCTCACTTCTGACACACTTCCGCCATTCAGCTTCTTGCCGTAACTCAGTTAATCGACTCATCTAACAATTCATGTCCTTACGCAACGACTCCCACACAGACCACTGCGCTTCAGTCCAAGTGTGCTCAATCGTATTGTAAAGCTGCGAACACTGAGGCCCATACCCAGGAACCAAATCCGTCCTAACTACAGGCGCAGGCTCCTCATCGTCCGACCACAACATTGAAACGCCGCTTACAGCCGCAATCAACGCCACCGCAGCAGCAGTAATCGCCGCAACAATCTTTTTGATCGCATCCGACCAAATCGTCGCCTTCTCTGCAACATCCTCTATTTCCATAACCGCCCCCTATTGGCAAGATTCACACACCTCAGGGGTATCCAAACCACACTCCAATGGTTCATCATCCTCGAAAGGATCACGCAACAAATCAGGGCGTTCGCCCATCTCCTCTAGTTGCATCCACATTCCATCGTCACGTAAATCTTGCAGTTCTGTCACCATTTCACCCTGTTTGCCCAATACGCAGCAGACATCTTTCCTTTTTTAATATTCTTAGCGTGACGAGCCTTAAAAGACCTAGAACGAGCCGTATTACCCTTATCCCCAGTCTTACCTTGCTGACCAAAACGAATCGTTTTAATCTGATTTCCGTCCTTAGCCACAACAACATGCGACTTCTTAGGATGCTTAGGCGTACGTTTCGGCTTGTTATAACCAGAAACACCAGCACGCTTCAACCGAGGATCAGGTTTAGATGCCACTATCGCTTCCTTTTCTTCGCAGTCTTAGCAGATTGCTTAAAAGCCTTAGCTGTAGGCGCACCCTTAGCACCAGGCTTCCTCATACGCTCCCCACTACCAGCCTTAATACGCTTCCGTTTTGCATGAATATTTGCATACAACCCAGGTTTCTTAGCCATTAACGCTTTTTCCGCTTATTCGTCATCTTCTTACCAGTACGCTTCGCCTCTTTAGCAGCCGCAGCCCGACCCTTAGACGTATATGAATAGTGTTTCTTGCCAACCTTAGGCATCTTCCAAACCACCTTTAATCAATCGCAGGGAAGCCACTTCCTCTTCCAACAACGAAGCAAGCTCGTCATCACTAAAGGAAGAAACGTCCCGCTCATCTTCCATAACCACTTTACGCTTCGGCGTAAACTTTTCAATGTATTGCAAATACAAAGACGCAGCCTTCACATCACCACTGGCAGCCTGCTGCCAAAGAGCATCAATAACGCTCTGAACACGTTCAGGGTTGATGTTCAGTTCTGCTGCACGACGATCCCACTCACGAATGAACCGTGGATCTCTTTTTATGCGGCGAACAGAATCCTGATGGATGTCCTGTTCGACCGCCCACTCTTTCTGAGTCTTAGGTGACCTTTCAGGTCCCAACAACAACCACTCTAGTAACGCCTTCCAAGTGTCAGGCATCACTTTCTCATTAGAGTCCTCGTCCCAAGACCAGCCTCGGCCTCCACCATTCTGTGGCATGTATGCGCTCCTTCGTTTACGTACTACAACCATAGATCAGATGTCCCAAACAGACACCTAACTACAATATGACAGTACTGTTACAAAACAAAAAAACAGGTTGGAAAAACGGGACAAACTGCCCATAGTACTAAGTACGTACTCAGTACCAATTTCTATCTCCCAAAGATAGAAATTGATACTCAGTACCAGTACCTAGAAACTTTGACGCATACAGCGACAAAGCAAACCACAGGTACCCACACAAGAACCCAAACTTCCGCAACACCCAGTTTTATATGTAGAACGCATTCCAAATGGATATCTATACATATACATGTGCGATGGGGGTACCCCCCCAAGGGGGGTACCCCTCTATGGCTTGCTAAAGCAAGCTGGGACTGTTCGGTGGACTGCCGCCGCACTTAGTACTCTGTACTAAGTGAAATCTAGTACTTTGTACTAGTTCTCGGCCCAGAATTACGTAGTAATTTGCTGTTGCTGGCTGGGATTATCGGACCACTGGACCTACGGTCCAACCCTTTGGTTCTGGCCGTTGGGGTTCTGAAAGTAGCTTGATTCTCTTTGAAAGAGTTTGTTTCCCCCTCTGTTTTGAGGGGAAACAAACCCCAAACCGAAATTTGGAGGCAAGATGTCGGAGAAGTTCTGGAATTTCGTCGAAGAGATTCATCATCGTTTCGTCT